CTTGTTGGTCAGCATCGCCTGCGCCTGGATCTTCTTCAGAGGACCCGACGCCTTGTCGATCAGAACGAACGCGCTCTCGACGGTTACAGCCACCGGCTAGCCCCCCATCGACCTGACGGCCTTCGCACCGGTCGCCCCGGCCGCGAGCTTCGACTCGATGTCAGCGGCGTACAAACCTGCGCCGTACAGGAAGTGCCGTAGACGTGATGGGTAGCGCGGCGGACGTGACAGCTCGTCGGGATGTCCGAGCGGGCGGTAGTCCGCGTCCAGGCCGTTGTACAGCTTGTAGGGGTCCTCACCGCCGTACCTCCAGGCCAGGAACAGCATCTGGGCTTCGCCCCCGGCCTTGATCAGTTTTTTGCGCTCAGCGCGTCCCGCACGTCCTCGTCATCGAAGCCGGACAGGGCCATGATCTGGGTGGACAGTTGGGCGATCAGACCGGGCTTCATCCGGAACTGCTTTTGGAGCAGCGCCTCGGGTGTCATCCCACGGTCGCGGGCGAGCGCTTCGATGTCGGGTTCAACGGACCCGGCGATGATGACCTTCAGGTTCCCGAGCTGGTCGATAGCGAGGTCGTCCTGACGGCCACGGCGGCGCAGCGCTGAGGTGGTGCGCTGAATCCGCCGTAGCTCGTCGGTGTCGATGGGACGCACAGTCCACTCCACCCAACGTGGGTGATCGCCGACGCCCACGTTGATCTCGACCACGTGCGTTGGTTCTGCTTCCTCGTCGGGCTCCTCGGACAGGAACCAGTCCAGTGCGGAGGACACCTCGGAGTCGGCCACGCTCCGGTCGGCCGCGAGATCCGCGAGCACCTCGGGGGTGCCACGATCCTCGTCCTGTGGGCGATCCTCCCGCCCTCTGAGCGTCGTCGGTGGGGGCAGCGGCTGTTCCTGCTGCTGCTGGCGTTGACGGCCTACAGGCCGCGCAGGCGGCTCAGGAGGATGTGCGACTCGAACGTCCGGCGACTCGCCGGTAACGACATCGGGCATGGGACGGCTCCTTCGGGGCTTTCGCCTCGCGACGGTTTGACAGATCAGCCATTTCGCGTCACCTCACGGAGTGCTCGCGCAGAGGGCCGGTGTTCCAGGGGGGTCGGGTCGAAGTTGCGCTCGCCTTCAGGCAGGCGGCACTGCACCTCGATGCGGCTCATCTTTGAGAGAAGGTCCCGTTGACCGTGCGAGTTCTTCTCCACGACATAGGCTTTCAAGTCAAGCCAGGCTTTCTCGTAGTCAACGACCACGACCGGCCTAGCTGCTCAGCGAATCCAGATAGCGAATCGCGGGCTGGCCGGTGATCGGGTTCGTCTGCCCCTCGATGATCTCGAAGCTCTGCAACGGCTTCTCTGTCTCCCAGCCAAAGCTGAGCGACTTGTCGATCACGTCGGTGGTGATATCGAACCCGAACGGCAGGTCCCACAGCATGCACCCGTTGAGCTGCCACACCTCGGCACCGAGCGCGTCCGGATCGTCCAACCAGACCTGCATCGAGAACGACCGCATCGCTCCTGCCTGGGTACCGCGCGCAGCGCGGCGGGCAGCGAGGCTCTGGGACATGTACCCGTGGATGTACTTCTCCCAGTACGTGTCGATCTTCTGGATGTTGAACGTCCCGTCGCGGGTTTCCCGACCGGGCTTGATGCCCATGCGGGTCGCGCCAACGAGCGGCACTTCGATCTTCGCGATGGTGATGGTCGCGGTGACGTTCGTGATCTCGGCACGGACAAAGCCGTCCATGATCGCGTAGCCGTACATCCCGCTGATGCGATATAGGCCCTCACTTGAGCCGACCTCAGCCATAGAAGTTCACCTCCTCCTTATGAGATGTAGACGGTGTTGAAGATTTGCTCGACCGAGCGGCCGAACGCGATCCCGTACACCACGGCAACGAACTCGTCCTCGTCGGACGGTGGCGGCTGCGGGTCGGTACCGACGGTGTACCCGTCTTGGATGACCCCGAGCCCGGCGCGGGCTTCCATCACCTGGTGCCCGTAGCCGACGACCAGCGCTCTGGTTTGGTCGTTGACCTGCAACAGGCCGATGGCGGAGGATGTCGCCCAGTCGGTGATGTCGGACTCGATGCCGTGCATCGTGCGCACGAACTTCGGGTTGCGGTAGATCAGGTACGGCTTGGAGTCATCGCCGCCGACGTAGGTCGTCAGGCCCTTCTCGACGCGGATCGGGGCGTCCGGGTTGGAGTCCATCCCGAACACGACCACGCCACCGTCGAAGCACAGCGACACGTCGCTATCAGACGGCAGCGTCCCGGCAGTGCACCCGGCCATCCTGGCGAACGTGAGGCTCATCGACTCGCCTCGGGCGGCGAGAATCCCGGCGATGCGCGGCGCTAGCTGCGAGGTGGAGAGCGTCCCCAGCTCGTCGTCAATCAGCGTCCCAACACCGAGGTTGACGATGTTCTCCCCACCGCCGTTGCCCGGCAGACCGGTCAGTGACGCGGAGCGAGTGACGGCTGACGCGGCAGTGTCGGCCGGTCCGCCACCAACGACGACCATGAACCGTTTGCCGCTGGTGTTGAGCGTCGCGCTCCACGTCTGGATCGACGCTTGGATCTGATCGTCGGTCAGGTCGTAGGGAGCGAACAGTCCGAACCGTGCGGCAGAGAGCTGATCGAGCGCGTCCATCCAGTCGGCGGGCAGCAAGGTCCCGCCGTCGTCCCCGTCCTCGAACGCTTGGATCGTGGCGGGTTGAGAGGTGTCGAGCGGGGTGCCGTCCACGACCACTTCGGCGCTGACCCACTTCGAGGTCGCGAGGATCTGATCGACCATCGCCTGGATCGGAGTGGTGCCCGCCGAGCTGGCGGTGTGCTGCTCGATGATCGTGCCGTTCAGGGTGATCAGCACGTCGGTGTTCGTCGGCACGCTGGAGACGCGCACACGCACCCCAAGGTTGTCGCTGTAGGACCCGGCGTACAGCGCCGTCAACGTCATCGCGTCAGCGGTCGCATTCTTCAGGTTGATCGTCCCTGGCGCGGCGGAGGACCCAGCGATCCGGTAGGCAAGAACTTCGCCAGCGCCACCTCGGCCACCAACACCCTCGCCTCGGAAGCACTGCATCACAGCGGCGTAGCCGGGGGTGTCAGTCGAAGGACCGAACGTCGCCTGGAAGTCACCGAGCGACAGGCACGACACGATCTGGTTCGTGGGACCCCAGTCGTGGATGATCGGCAGCGCCACAACCGAACCGATGTTCGGGCTGATCGTGGTGGTCGGTGTGGCCTCCCAGTTGAAGTACGCACCTGGCCGTACCGGCCGCGCGTCCTTGGAGAAGGAACCCGGCATCTGTCACTCCTCCCCGTTCTCAAGCGGCGTTTCGCGCCACTTCTCGATCTCGGCCTTGGCCGTCTCCACGCTCATCATTTCGTCGGGCTCATGGCCGCGTAGAGCGCCTGCCGCTGTCCAAGATGGGCACCCGAGGTACGCGGTCGCGCCCTCGACCAACTGGCTGACCGGCATGTCCGGTATCTGCACGTCAGCCTTCGTTTCCGCCTGCTTGCTCTTGCCGCGCGTCGGCGGCGCAGCTTCCTGCTCTGATTCTTCCGTTGCCACCTCGTTGGCTCCTCTCTGTGAACCCCACAGGACGGGCTAGGAGCCGATACTAAGACGCGATTAGCCGGGGGTCACAGATGGACTTGGGGTCGCGGTGACGCTCTCCAGGATGGGCGAGGAGGGGATCGTTTCCGCGATCCTGCGCCACGTCAGCCGCACGTCGCACACGACGGTCCAGAGCGTGTCCTCGTCGGGGTCCACGAACGGTTGGGTGGAGAGATCGTTGACGCGCATGAACGCCCTGGGATACCACGTCCCCGCGTCCCAGTTCTTGACGCGGTAGTAGTTGTACAGCGGGACGCGCATCGCCCGACCGTCCTCCACGCCCACACGAAACGCGCGGTACAGACAGTTCTCGACCTTCTGCGCTTTCAGGAGCGCCTCGTCCGGGTCACGACCCTGCTCCGGGTACGCGGCGATCACGAACGGCTGCACCATGTCCGACAGCCACCGACCGCTCGTCAACGGGTACGTGGTTCCGGCGACCTGCCACACGCGGGCGAACGGGCGGGCGAACGCGCCCTCCTCGCGGGAGATGCGAACTTCCCACTCGTCACCGAGCGCGACGGCGACGTAGCGCTTCACGGAGCGCAAAGCGTCCTGGTGGCTGCGACCGGAGTCCAGTGGCGGCGCGTCAGCCAAGGCTGGTGCGCGCCTGCGCTTTGAGCGCGAGCGCCTCCATCTCGTCCTTGAACAGTTCCAGGTCCGGCGCGAGGATCATCTCGATCTCCGCCTCGACCTTCGCTGCGCCGGACTCGACCATGTGCGCCGGAGGGCTGCCGGAATGCCACACCGACCGGGCGTACACCCTGCCGCCGCTGCCAGGATCGAACCACGACAGCACCTGGTTCGGGGGGATCGGTTTGATCTCGTACTTGCGATGCTCCGGTCCCCACAGACCGGTGCCGTAGTTGACGTACGGCGCGTAGTCCACCTCGGTCCGAACCCAGCTTTCGTAACGGTCACCGAGCCCGACCGCCTCCACGCGATACCAGCTTGTCCGGAGGTTGCCGGTGTGCACCGGGGTGTTCTCCGCAATCCGGCCGTGCAAAGCGTCACCGCCGCTGTTCGCCATCCGCCGGGCTGCCTTCTCGGCGACGGACGGGTCGAACAGCTCGGTGAGGTCAGGACCGAAGTATTTCCAGTCGTAGTTGGCTACGGCTCAGCCCTCGTGAACGGGTGCTCCTCGACACGAACGACGGTCGTGACCCACCCAAGCATCCGGCGTTTCTTGCGGATCGGTTCGCCGTCGGAAGTGATCTCAAAGACCGCGCGGCCAAGCTGTCTGGAGTCGATCTCCAGTCGGTCTGAGGCGTTGATCTGAAGGTCGTTGCCGTCGGCGTCGCGCAGTCCGCACATGATCTGCCCGTTGCGCGGCACGCGACGCAGCCCGCCCTGGGTGTCGTTCGCGTCCGGTGCGGGGTTGTACGTGAACCGGCATTTGAACCACGGGTAGTGGAGCGTCTCGAACTGGGTGGTGCCTTCCACCCGGATCGGGGTTGGGGCTCGCACGACGCGGCGTGCACGGTCCACCAGGCAGCCCGTGAACGCCACCTACGCCCCCCAGGTATCCAGACCTACTAGCGGGCTGTTGAACGCGCCGACACCCCACGAGTAGGGGTACAGCCCGTCGTAGTTGCCCCAGTCAGCCTCGGTCACCTCGAAGCTCGGGATCAGGGCTGCGGCAGCCTGGCCGAGCAGCGTTTCGGTCCAGTAGTTGCGCATGTCGTCGGTGCACAGCAGCCAGATGTCGCGGTTCAGCCACGGGTTGGAGTTGATCTCCGGCAGCCCGGTCGTCAGACCGGTGTAGCGGTCGCGGGGGCTTTTCTTCGTTTCGGAGTAGTTGCCTGCGGTGAACGACTGGATCAGGTCGTCGCTGACCGTCTCGGCGTAGTCCTCCTGCTCCTGGTAGGCCATCTGCTCAACGCGAAGCTGCACCGCTTCTTGGGCGATGGACACCAGCGGTGTCGGCATCGTGTCGTCAAACAACCGGCCCGTGATCGCTGTCAACTCGGCCACGGACCGGTCGATTCTGACCTGAAGGTCTGCGTCTGTGAACGGCTGGTCTAGGTCCCCGAACTCAACGCGGCTCCATCCCTTGATCTGCTCGACCGTGGGTGGCAGCAGCGTTGTCGTGTCACCCGGCGCGGGATCAACGATGGTCAACGGGGACCTGCCTGCCTACTCGCTGCTGGAAGCTGACGCGGCCGTGGAGCGGCGCGTAGTCCGTGAGCTGCTGGCCTGCTTCTCGGAGTCGTCGCTCTCGTCGGGCTCCTCGTCTTTGCCGCGACCTTGGTTGCGAGTGAGACGCTCGGCGGACTTCTCCTTGCCCTTCAGCGTGTGAGCCTCCTTGTGCATCACACCGTCCTCGTCCTCGTAGACGATGACCACGAACGGGCCGCGCACGGCGTAGTCGAGCACGGTCACGTCGTCGCTGTCCTCCAGGTAACCTGCCGCGTCGTCCTCGTCCATCTCGTCCGTCGCGGCATGGTCGATGGCCCGATTGCTCGCCGCGCGAAGCTCCTTCGAGAAGCGGTCCTGGTTCTCCGCGATCATCTGCTCCGCGTTCGGCGTAAACCCTGTGCGAGCGGTCAGTTCCTCGCCCGCTGCATCTGCGTCTGATCCTCTGGGCACGTCAAGCTCCTCAGGTTGATTACCGCTGAAGGCTACCCTCGCCGGATGCCCTCACAAACTACAAGCCATCGTGCCCTGCAAGCGGCAGCCCGCCGCCTGCTAGGGCACCACAGCCTCTATCCGCTACGTGCGCTCAGGCGACCACCGAGCGGTACGCGCCGCGCGGGTCGATCACGCCGACACCGTAGTCAGAGCGCACCTTGAAGTCCACCGAATCCAGCTCGAACTGGTACGGGTCTGTGCCCGCGCCGAGCGCCATCCGGACCATCGGGTCGCGGAGCATCACCTGCGGCTCCGACTGACCGTTCAGGAACCCGACAGCGAACCCTGGCACGTCGTTCGGGTCAGCGAACAGATACCAGTCGTTCGAGTCGCTGAACCACGGATCGCGGATCACGCCGTCGGCCGGGAGGATGCCCGCGAGCGGGTTCAGGGTGCCCTTGTCGAACACGTCCCCGCCGACACCGGGTGCTCCCGTCCAGTTGACGGTCGTGCCGGTCTGTGCCGAGTTCAGGATGCGCTGGGCGATCAACTGCATCCGTGCGTTCTTGACGACCAGGACCGCCGGGGTCACGACGATCTGGTTGCCATCGTCGTCCACCTGGGACTCCATGAACGCGATGGCGTCCGCGAGGGAGTCCTCCGACAGCGCGTCGCTGACCTGGTTCCCACGGGCGGATGAGTAGAACGGTTGGCCGTCCGGCGCGAGCCCTGGGTTCTCGATGGCAGCGATCACGGTCTGGAGAATGAACACTCCGGCCGCGTAGCCCATGTCCGCCGGGTTGCGGTTCAGCAGCTCGCTGGAGTCGTCGTTGATGATCGCCTGGCGGGTGATCTGGTACACGCCACCGTACGTGTCCACCGACAGCGTGGCCGGTGGGCGCTCGGTGCGGTGCATCCCTGGGTAGTGGCCGTGGTCGCCCACGTACCCGATCCCGAGCAGGCCGTTCAGGCCGCGCAGCCTGCGCTGGCGGAAGTCGGGCGCGTTCTCCTGCCGGGTGTAGCGCTGGTATTGCGCCTGCGCGCGGCTGTAGCCAGTCCACATCGACTGGCGTACCGGGCCGAACAGGAACGACGCGAAGTCTGCCTTCGAGTCGGCCTCCTGCAAGATCCGTTCGTCGCGCCACTCCTTGTACGCCTCCAGCAGGCGGATCGGCCTGCCGAACTCACCGTATGGGTTGCCGTTCATCGTTGCTCCTTGTTCATGGCCAATCCGAGCCCACTAAGCGCCTAATGGCGTCAGCCGCATCCTCAGGGGGGGCAACCTGGGAGGGTCAGAAACCTACTCGGCCTCGACTCAGAAGCTGTCCTTCGCGTCGAGGTCAACCCGAATGGAGTTCGCGGGGGTGCCGCGTTCGCCTCCGACCTCCACGATCCGGCCGAACTTGACCGTGCCGGTTTTCGCGAGAGCGCCAGGGCCGGTGATGTACAGCGTGTCGCCCTTCGTGGGTGTGGTGATCCCGGCGGACGGCACTTGCACGACCCCCTTCGTGATGATGAAGAACGGTTCGTTTGCGGCGATCATCGCCGGGGACTGGAATCCCTGCGTCCACGGCGGGGTTTGCTGCTTGACCGCGACGCCAACGAAGTTGTCGATCTCGACAGCCGCTCCGTGTTGGACAGCCGTGCCGCCGTTCGTGACGTAGACGCCGGGGCCAGGGCGGTTATATGGCATTTCGTGTGTTCCTTTCCCTTTCCCTTACCTTGGCCTCAGTCGTTCCACGCCTTCGCGGGATCGACCCCTGCCTCTTGAAGGACCGCTCCCCACAGAGTCCCCTCACCCGCCTTGGTGTCGTCACCATCGCCGCCTTCGCCCTCGCCTCGCTTCGCGGGAGCGCCGACGCCTTGGCCGCGCACCTTCGTCGGGTTCACAGTCGCGAGCAGATCCTGTTGCTCCTGGATCGCTGCGGCCACGGACTCCGTGAGCTTGTCCTCCGCCTTCTTGGTGACCTTGCCGTCGTCGTCCACGTCGTCAACGATGTCGAGCCCTGAGGTCGGCCCGTCGTCGGTGATCTCGTACAGCGCCTTGGTCTTGGACGCGAACGCCTCCGGGAGCTTTGACTCCTGGATCTGGCGGTGCGCGGCGTCGCGCATGTCGCGCAGGTCAAGCTGCCGGTCGGCGTCAGCGCGTGCCTCGGCCCTGATCAGCTCGCGCTCGTCGGCGACCGCTGCTTCGACCAGCGTCTTCAGCGCACCTTGGAAGTCCTCACTCTGGAGAGCTTCCTGGAGCGCCTCTGGGGTGACACCCATATCCGTCTCCTCCGTGTTGGCTTCCTCTGTGTTCTTCAGCGCCTGCTTGGCCATCGTCTCGGCCTGGGCTTGCTTGAGCTTGGGGTTGCGCTTCATCAGCTTCGCGACCATCGCTTCAAGCTCGTCGTCGGCGTCAGGTCCGGCGCTGTCGTCGTCGGTGTCAGCGGCGGCGGTCTGCTCGGCGAGCAGGTGCGGACGGACTTCCTCGACGTAGGCGACGAACTCCTCGTCGGTCATGTTCTCCAGCAAACTCATCCCGTCCTCCTTGTAGGCAGCCTCCATCAGTTGGACGACGCGGCCACCAGCACCGGCTTCTGTCACCCAGTCAACGCTTCCGTGATCCTCGATCCCTTCGACCAGCCACGCACGGCGACCGTCACGCATCGTGGGCTGCACACCGGTCGCGTTCGCGGAGATCGACGCTTCCACCAGCTCGGGGTCGTTCTCGGCCAGCTCGCGGATGAACGGGGTTGGCAGCGACCATCCAACGACAGCGCCCTGCCCGAAGCGTTTGCTCTCGTCGGCGGGCACGTCACCGTCCCAGTAGCTCTCCACGATCCTGCCGCCAAGGTCACGGATCGAGCGGGGCAGTCCCTTCGCCGCTTTGCGCGCCTCGGGTGACAGGTGGTCGATGTACTGTCGCCAGCCCGCGAACTTGTGCGCGTTCTCCTGAAGCATGCTGGCTTCGTACACGTGACGGCCACGGCCCCGGCCGAGGCACGGTCGCAGGATGTGCACGGGGATCAGCTTGGAGCGTTCCTGCTCCTCGGTGGAGGTTGCTTCCTCCAGGCTCAGCCCGCGTTGCACGAGCCGTTCGACGCGCTGTTCGGCCAGCTCTGGCGGGAACTCCACGGTGTCGCGCGAGAGCGCGTACATCGACTCGCGCAGGACGGTTACGTCGGCAGGGATCTCTGAAGTTTCGGCAAGAGCGCTCATGCCACGCGATACTAAGACCCGTTTTGCACAGGCCCACACTTTGATTCTGGTGGGCTAGCGCAGTGGGTACAGGCGGTAGAGCGCTTTGACGATCCGCTCGCGCCACAGCCACGGCAGCCGTCGCTGTTGAAGCACAGCGTGAGCGATGCGGTGCCGGTGGCGGTAGAGCAGCTTCTCGCCGTACCAGCCGCCGCCGAACGCGAGCCCGTTGAAGAAGACGACTGTGAGCAGAATGTAGAGCGCGTCAGTCGCCACTACCAACGGATGATCACATTGCCTTGTCGTACGCGGTGAGCGCGTCGAGGATAGCCCGCCGTTCGCGTTGGAGGTTGCGCAGCAGGCTTTTGTGGCCGTCGCGGCGCGCGTCTGCGATCTGCGCCTCCACGGTGCGGAGGTGCTCGCGCAGGTCGTGTTCGCGGGTCATACCGCTCGCCTGACGTAGACCGTTGGTCCGCCGCACGCTGGGCACGGCGTCTTGGAGAACTGGTCGTAGGTGTAGTCGCGCGGGCGAATCTTCGGTTCCGGCTTGCCTTTGTTGTACTGCGGGTTGTACATGCACGCGGTCTTGTAAACGCTCGATACGTGCTTGCAGTCCTGGCGGTATTTGAAGCCGGGGCAGGTGCAGTGAACGCCCGTTTCGCCGTGGAACTGGACGATGTACTGGTCGCCCTTGGAGCCCTCCACGTCGTAGACGCCGAAGCAGCTCGCGCAGTCTTCGAGGGTGACGATCTCGGCGGGCATCAGAACGGCTGCTCCGCGTTGGGATCGGCAGGGAACTGCTCGGCGAACAGGTCGGCGATCCACCCGGTGTCCGCTTTCGGCGGTTCGGGCACCTCACGCTCGGGTGCGTCGTCGCCGATCTGCCACTCGCCGCACGCGGGGCAGTCGGGCTGCTCGTAGTAGCCGGGGTCCATGCGGGTCGCGCGGTGGTATTCGGCCTGCCACAGGTGGCCGCAGTTGCCGCACTCGGTCGCGGTTTCTGCCCACTTGTCGTGCTGCGCTTCGACCCAGGCGTCGTAGGCATCCTCGACGCGCGGGTCGATGTCGTACGGATCGAAGTCGAACTCGTAGCTCATGGTCATCCCTCCTGCCGCTCTGTGAACGCCTGCTCGGCCTCGTACGCGTCACGCGCCGGGTCATCGAAACTGACGTGCTCGTGGCCGTATTCGCAGGTCCAGGAGCCGTACTGGTTGAAGGTCAGCTTCCCGCCGCACTCGACCACCTTGTAGAGGTCCTCGGGGAAGTCGGGTTCGGGGTTGCCGCTCGCGACCTCGATCAGCCAGGCGCAGCCGTGCTCCTCCATCGTGGCCTCGTGGCCGCAGTCGCCGGACTCGTATTGCTCGCAGGCGCAGACCGGGCAGTGGTCGCTCCCGTTGTACGCCGCGCCGCAGTGGCAGTGCGTCGTCGTGTCGTATCTGGTGCTCACTTGAGCCTCCTCGGTCGATGCCGCACCTCTCTTGTGCGGTACCTACAGCTTAGCACACGCTGTGCGCTTGAGGCTAGGCGTTTCCGGCGGCGAAGTTGTCGGCGGTCGTCGTCGGAAAAATCTGGTAGCCAGGCTGTCCGACGGTCGCTCGCGTGTCGGTGACGGAGAAGACCTCGCAGGTGTTGACCCTGATCGAGAGTCGAGTGCCCTTCGCGACCCCGGTGTAGATGGTGCCGGTCGGGTTCGTGTTCGACCCGTGCGCGGGGCAGCCAGCGCCCAGCTCGACCGAGGAGGTGCCGGTCTGGATGAAGTAGATCCGGTAGCTGACCGGGACGTTGAGGAAGTAGCAGAACATGTAGCCCTGCGTCCCGTTCCACCGGAGGATCACGCCGACGAACGCGCCCGAGCCGGTTGGTGGTGGCGTCGAGCCCATCCCGATGGACGCCCACTGGTCGGCGTTGTACGTCTCGACTCGCGCGGCGGTGTGATGGTTCGCGTCGGAGACGTTCAGCTCGTTAGAGACGATCACCCCGTCGTGGCTCGCGACACCGCTGAACGTGCCGGTGACAGCGGTCCAGAACGCCGACTGCCCGGTGGAGGCGTTGCCGTTCGCGCGGTTGAAGTTGTCGGTGCCGATGGCCGCACCCAACGACGCGCCCATGCTCGCGTTCCCGCAGACGTAGTTGTCCATCGTCATCCCACCGAACGTGATCACCCCAGGCACGCCGCCGGACGGGATCTGGTTGTCGATCAGCGACATCATCTGAACGCCGTTGACTAGCCCCACGAGCACGTTGCCGATGACGTAAAACTGGAGCACCGTGCCGGGCGCGAGCCCAGCGCCGGGGAGTGACTGTCCGCCGATCTGCGTGTACGTGCCGGGCGCGAGGCGGTAGTAGAAGTTCAGCGCCGGGGTGGTGCCGTTGATGTAGTAGAGCATCGCGTACTCGGCGTTGGTGCTCGCGTTGTGACGCAGCGTCAGCCCCACGAAGTCGGCGGAGATGTTGTTCTGCGATCCGACGACTCCTTGCGCGTACTGGTCGCCGCTGTACAGCTCGGGGCGGTACGCGCCAGCCAGCGACGCTCCGACCCCGGACAGTTCGTTGGCGGTGATCGCGGGGCTGCCGTCAGCGGTCGCGATCCACCCGTTCGTTCCGGCGAGCGCACCGTTGGCCCGGTTGAAGTCGTCTGACGCGACCTGCGTCAGCGTGAGCTGCGGCAGGACAACGCCGCCTGGACTGGTCGCATAGGCCCGTCTGCGCGAGGGCGTGATGATGCTCACGGATCGCCCTTACGCGAGATCGCCGCTCAAAACCCACTCATCGGTCGCGCGTTGGCGCAGCCCGATGGTCGCGTACTGCGCGGCGGTCTTGACCCTGCCGCCGTCCGAGCGCAACGTGACCCCGGCCCCGGCAGCAATCGTGATTGGTCCTGCGCCGTACTGGAACACCTCGATCACAGCGCCGACGGCTTGCGCGACGGTCGCGTGCGGTGGGATCGTGAACGTTTGCGCGGTGGCGCTGTTGCCCTCGACCACCGTGCCCGCGTCCGCGAGCGCGAACGTGTAGGCAGCGCCTGTCTGCACGGTTCCGGCGATCTGGGGCGGTCCTGCCGGACCGGTCGCGCCTGTCGCTCCAGTAGGCCCCTGTGAGCCCACAGACCCTGTTGCGCCCGTCGGCCCGGTTGGTCCTGGTACGACTGAGGCTGCGCCAGTCGGTCCGGTCGGTCCGGCGACACCTTGGGTGCCTGGCGCTCCGGTCGCGCCGGGCGTGCCGGGTGAGCCTGTCGCCCCGGCGGGTCCAGCGTCGCCCTGCGGTCCGGTTGGTCCTGCCGTGCCCGTCGCGCCTGTCGGTCCCGCAGGTCCGGCGACACCCTGCGTGCCGGTTGCTCCCACGACGCCTGGCGCTCCAGTTGCTCCTGTCGGTCCGGCGATCCCGGTTGCGCCAGCGGGACCGGTTGGTCCGGCAGGGCCTGCTGGTCCCGTCGCGCCAGTCGGCCCGGTGGGTCCTGTGTGGCCGGTCGGTCCGGTGTCACCAGTCGGTCCGGTTGGGCCAGTCTCACCAGGTCCCGAGCCACCGTTGCCGTTGCCGTTGCCGTTGTCCATCTGCACGGTCGAGAGGTTCCCGACGATCCGGACCTCTTGGTAGTCGTCGCTTGGGACGCGCAGAACGATGTTCCCCTGGTCGTCGTAGATCGCGAACTCGGCGTAGTAGTCGCCGGTCGTGTCGGTGTCGCCAGCCACCCAGTCGTACTCGACCATCCCCACGTTCGTGCCCGTCTCAGCATCGCCCTCCTGAAGGATCGCGACCTCGGCGTCCACGATGGGCGTGAGTGTGTTGCGCTCGCGCATCAAGAAGTTCACGTGGTCATACAGCGACAGGTCGATGGCTGCGCCGTTCGCCTGGCGAAGCGTCGCCCGGTACGGCGGGGCCAATGCCCCGCGTTTCATCAGCCACGGGCCGGTCAGCGTCGCCATGCCCGAGATGCTAAGGCGAGGTTGCTGCTAGGTCCCAGATGGATCGCCGCTGCCGCCAGCGCCTCCAGATGGATCGCCGTCGCCGCCACCAACGGCGCATGCGTCAAATCACGCTGAGGGCAACCGCAACAGCGGGGGAGAAGTTGGCCGCATCCGCCCACAGCCCAGCGAGCGTGATGCTCTCAGCGGGAGCGTTCAGGACATACCCCACGGCCACGGTCCGGTCGTCCTGGGACACCGCCGCCAGATCCTCGGCGTTGGTGAACGTATTGGTCGTAGTCTCACCGCTGTTGTACCCGGCGGCGACCAGCAGGTTGTTCGCGGCCACGGGCGTCAGCAGGCCAGCGTCCCAGTCAGTGACGCTGCGACCATTGAGGTTGCCCGACGTTGCGTTCACGACATCGCTGGCCCCAGGGAACGCGGCAGCCAGACCGACCATCGTCTGGCTCGCCGACGAGATGCTAACCGTGATCGTGCTGCCAGCGGGCAACCCATCCGATCCGGCCTTGGCGGTGCAGATGTTCACGGCGTTCGTGTTATCGCCGATGGGGCTGGAGTTGACAGTCCAGGTCAGCGGCGTGTCGCTGTTGGCGATGGCAGTGACCGTCCCGCTGAACGCTGCGACGGAAACGACGATCAAACTGTCGGGTGGTGCTGCGACCTCTGTCGTGATGGCGAGCGGACCGGCTTCCGACGTGGCGGTGGCGAGCATGGTCGGCTCCTCGACGGTCGGATCATCCGGCAGCGGAGGTGGCGTGATGTTGCTTGGCGCGACGTACGGGGTCGTGAGGTCTACGTACAGGCGCGGGTTTTCATCCAGGTCCACGTAGAGCGGTTGTCCCAGCCAGTCCTGCGAGCGATCTGGCTGGGACGTGCTCATGGTCGCAGCTTACGCGACCGCCTGGACCTCTTTGATCGAGCGGAGGTTCGTGACCTGCGTGACCTTCGCGCCACCGTTGTAGCTGTCCGTCTCGTGCTTCTTGACCGTCGCTGAGCAGGTGTAGGTCGTGCCCTGATCCAGGCCACCGGCACCCCACCAAACGATCTGGTTGCCGTCGGCGTCGTAGCCCTTGGTCAGCCACCGGGTGCCATAGTCGCCCTCGAAGCCCTTGACGAACGTGACGGTGAACGTCAGGTCCTTGATCCGCTCGCCGACCGCTGCGATCCACTCGGAGTTCTTGGCGTTCTCGGCCTCCAGCTTGCGTGCCAGTTCGCGCTGGTACGCGCCGATGATCGACGCGATGAACCCGTCGCCCTTCTCCGGCAGAAAGTCGCTCTTGGCGTATGTCGTGAGGTTGTGCTCGAACTCGTTGATCTCGTCGCGCTCAGCGAGGTCGTCGCGCACCCACGTCAGCGCCGTGGTCGCCAGCTCCAGATCCTCGGCTGACAGCGGAGTCCGCAGCTTCTCGTCACGCTCCAGGAAGTTGTCCTTCGCTTTGTCGGCGGTCGCGCCGTAGTTGCGGGAGAACTCGCCGTAGTGGTCCTTCGTCCAGCGGGGCGTCCACCCAACTGTGCGGATCATCGCCGCGACGTTCGTCAAGTAGCCGAGCGTCGGAATCGCGGGGCGACCCGACCCGACCTCGATGTCACCGAACCCGCCGCCGCTCTCGAACCCGAGGTCGGTGTACAGGCCCTCAAGCCACTCTGCCCACGCTGCGACCTTCTCGGGGTTGTTCGCGTTCGGGATGTAGTCCTTGACGCACTTGGTGCCGATCTGGCGCAGTTGCCCGGTCGCGACCTCGTACAGCACGTAGGTCTGCTTGCGCTTGCGGTCGAACTTGCAGTGGTCGCAGTCAGGTCCGGCGTGCCGGTAAGCAGTCAGGTCATTGGCCTCAACAGCGGCAGCGGCCTCCTCACCGATCTGGTTGACCAGGCCGGTTCCGACGGGCGCGCGGCGGATGCCGACGCTTTCGTCAGCGCCCTGGTCAGCGTCGTGGTCGAGGGTCGCGAGAAACACGAACCCGGCGAGCATCGGAGTGGGACCGTCCACGGTGATGTACGTGAAGTCCACGACCTCCTCGGTGAACTCGGACCAGGTGCCCTCGATCTCGTGGAGCGCGCTGGTCACGGAGTCCACGACGGGGACCTTGCGGGTGATCTGGTCCTTCTCGCCGGAGACGGTCAGGAGGATCGGGTCGGTTCCAAGCCGGATCGCTTTCTTGTTCAGCTTCGCGATCCGGGCGGTCAGCTCGGGCAGCTTGCTGTCAACGACGCGGAACACGCGCCCGCCGACCGTTTCGCGCAACGCGGCGACTTCGGCGACGAGCTTCTCGGCGTGCTTCTGCGCGGCGATCACGACGGGGTGGTCGTACACGTTGGCGCTGGCGCGTGCTTTGGGCTCCAGGCTCCAGTAGATGTCTTCGTAGGCGGCGGACACCTCGCGCTGTGCTTCGTACGCGGCTTGCTGGCGCTCGTAAACGGCTTTCAGGGTGGTGGTCATCAGAACTGCTCCTCGGTCGATTCGGGCACTTGCCCGCACTCACAAGACTAGCACACGATACGTGCTTATCGGATGGTCACGATCTTGTACGCAACGTACGCGAAGGCGATGGTCGATAGGAGCACTGGCACCCACCCGAAGATCAGGCTCAGGACAACGTACGCGACGATCACAACAGCGGCGACGGCAAGCACGATCCGGCTGATCGCCCGGTCCTTCTCGGGCGTGTTGGCCTCTACCTGCTCGACGTACTCGTACTCCACCTGCTGCGCCTGGGTCGTTCCCTTCCTGCTCTTGCGCGGCTTCGTGTTCAGCGGACGCTCGATGCCGTAGTAGACGGCGCTGTCCACCGGGTTCATCACATTGCGCGCCTGCTTGACGACGCGCGGGGTGACGGCGCTCTTGGCCGTCCGTACGGGGTGCGTCGCTCGACGCACGCTGCGGGGCACAAGCGCCCTGGTCAGAAGTCCCATCTTTGCCTCCTCGGTCGATGCGAGCGGACTGCCCGCACCAACAAGACTAGCACACGATGCGCGCTTAGTCGAGTGCGGCTTGGATGTCCGCCTGCGAGGTGAAGAACCCCCACACGTTGCGGTCGCGCATCGCCGCGAACAGCACCCCGTCAGGAACCGGGATGCCGAAATACTGTGCGCCCTCCAACGACCCGTGCACGAAGTCGCGCACACCGACACCGTGGCAGTACCCGCACTCTGCAATCCATGTGCTCTCGTCGGCCTCGTCGTACTCGGGGTCGTCCACGTCACGGTCGCAGAGGCCGTCCTCGCAGAACCCGCACTCGTCGCCTCCGTCGCGCCACGTGACCTCCAGCGCTTTGCCGTCCTCGTTGATCACCCAGGCGTGGTGGGCGACCAGCACCCCGTCCTTGCGGTGCGCGAACCCCTCGACGTAGGTCAGGTCGTCGTGGTCGTACGCCGCGAGCGCCGCGTTGCGGAAGCACTCCTTCAGCTTCCCGTTCGGCTGTTGCGCGGACGCCTCACGGTCTAGCTCGTAGGCTTGGCCGTGTTCCAGGATCGCCCTGTGCAGGTTCTTCTCGCTCGGGACGCCTACGCGCTCCCACGCCTCGGCTTCCTGGCGCAACCTGCTCTCGATATCCATGTGCTTCTCCTCGGTCGATTCCCGAGAAGGGTAGCACAGGATGCGAGCTAGCTAGCCTGCTGCTTTGGCTGCCGTCTTCGCGTGTGACGCGGCGCGCTTGGCCTCGAACTCCGCAAGCGCCTTCGCGGCAGCAGCGCGCACCTCGGGGCTGACCTTCCCACGTCCGCTGGCCCAGTTGCGGATCACACCAATCGCCATCTGGATCGCTTGGGACTCCGACTTGCCGGTCTTCATGATCCCCTTCGCGACGTTCTGGATGTACGCCGGTAGCCCACCCACGCGAGCGATCCAGTTCGAGGTCTTCGACGTAGAGAACGGGGACGGTGTGACAGACAGCGCAGCCGTCTCGGTGCTCTCCGCGAGCGCGAGCTGCTCGACGGTAGGAAGCCACCCCTCGGCCTGCTCATCGAGCGCGGCCCACTCCGCCTCCTGCGCCGCGACGTTTGCCTTCAGCGCGCGGAGGTGCGCGAGCGCTTTGGTCTTGGACGAGTGCTCCTTGACGACCTGACCGGTGTCCTCGCGGATGACTGTGGTGCCCTGCACGGTGTACGGCATAGCTCAGCCCTTTCTCGTTGATCTGATCATGCGGTAGCTGATGTAGAACCCGGCGGTGCCGACCACGATCCACCCGACCGTCTGCACGATCTGGAGGACCATCAGCTCACCGTGGCGCAGATGACGTGGACGATCAGCTTCCAGCGCTGCGACCCGACGAACGTCTGCGCCTTGACGAACCACCCGTTCCCGCGCACGTAGCTCGACACGAGCCCCACGCCTTCGCTGTCGGCGGGGCTGATCTCACCGCCGCCGCCTAGCGGTTTGGTGTGAGCCGGACAGTCGGCCTGGACCTCTTTGAGGGTCGCCGAGCTGCTGTTCCCGGAGTTCGCGATGTGAGTCGAGTAGTGCGACACGCCGGACGGACCGGCTGGTCCTGAAGGTCCTGTAGCTCCAGTCACGCCCTTCGTCCCGGCTGGTCCTTGTGGTCCTTGCGGTCCTGCTGGCCCAACGGGACCTGGTGGTCCTGTGCCGGTGCCGCCGCTGCCTGGAACGCCTTGCGGTCCTTGCGGGCCGGGAATGCCTTGTGGTCCTTGCGGACCTTGCGCCCCGGTCGTGACCTCGACCGGCCACAGCGCCAGCTCGAACGGTTTCTGTCCCTTGGCGCACGCTGTGTGCAGCAGCACGTTGAGATCGCCGACGCTCTCGTGGCCTCCTGTTCTCTGCACGCACGCAGCCACGAACGTTGTTCTTGGCTGTGCTGCGGTTGCGCTTGCCAGGACCAGCATCGAGATGCCTGCTGCAACGAACGCTGTGAGACGGGTCATGGCAATCCTCACCTCGGGGTGGCTGACAAGGGGGTGTTACACAAAACGAACGCTGTCAACTGCCAGGTGGTGTTTAGAGGGAACGTGTCGCGGATCGCCTCAACATGCCAACTGGTTGCTGTCACGGGCTCGTCGGCGCTCACCGATATCCCTGCGGTTGCTGGTGTCCAATGCCACCCACCACTGATCGCCACAGAACCGGTAGGGCACTGGACTGTCACCTCTTTGGCGGCTGTCGTGTCGTTATCAGACTGTGCGCTGACCAGTTGCACGTCGATTGGTTCGGCAGGACCTGCCGCTCCTATAGGTCCAGCCGGTCCTTGCGGTCCGGTTGCTCCTTCCGGTCCGGTGAGCCCTATCGCCCCGGTGGCACCCGCATCGCCGCGCGGTCCTGTCGGCCCGGCGTCGCCCCTGGGACCAGTATCGCCAGTAGGACCCGTGTCGCCCGTTGAGCCTGCCGGGCCTGTGTCGCCCGTTCCAGTGGGTCCAGTTTCGCCAGTCGAGCCAGTAGGACCGGCAGGTCCGACTGGACCAGCAGCGCCCTCCGGTCCAGCAGGACCGACAGCGCCTTCTGCACCGGCAGGACCCGGAGCGCCAGTCGCGCCAAGCGCGCCTTGTGGCCCGACGGGACCAGCAGTCCCAGCCAACCCCACAGGACCAGACAGACCGGCGGGACCCTGCGGTCCTGGAACGGTCGAGGCTGGTCCCTCAGGACCGGGAACGTTCGAGGCGGGACCTGTCGGTCCGCGCGGGCCGGGTTTGCCCGGCTTGGCTGGCGGCGGGTTGGTGCCCGGCTGGCCGGGTGCTCCGTCCTGGCCGTTGGCACCGGGAACGCCGGGGATGCCCTGCTTGCCCTGGAGGTAGAGCACGATCTGGTCGCTTGAGTCCTGCGCACCTTTGGCCTTGTGGTTGGCCTCCGCCGCTGCGAGCTTGGCGGTGTCGTTCTGGTGCGCAGCGGTCGCGATTGAAACCCACAGCGCAACGGCTGTCATCAGCGACAGCAGACAACCGAAGAACCATGTGCCGAGGAACCGGCGGCGCGAATACTGGAGCGCCTTCTTGGTCTGGACGGCTATCTGGTCGAGCAGTTCATTCTGATCCGGCGGCATCGTCCATCCTTCGCTCCAGCCGGGACACCTTGCCGGTCAGTTGGGCTTGTGCGGTGTGAAGTTCGCTACGAAGCACGTCGATCTGCCCCGACAATCGTTGGACCTCCAACCGTAACTGGTCGCGTTCCTCGCGCAAGCTCGCGGTCGTTGCTCGCAGCTCGTCGTTCAGCGTCTTCATTTCGGTCGTGATCTGGCTCTGCTGGGTGACCACGGCCGTGGTGTCGTCCCGGCGGAACCGCAGGGCCGTGAAGATGATCCCCGCGACCCCAAAGACCCCGATGGCTAAAGCTGTGAACCCGGCAAAGTCGATGGCAGCACTCACCAACATCGTCAGGCATTGTCTGTGCCTCGCCCATCCCCAGACACCACCTCACGATCACCCGCCGCTGTCGGCGGTCCACCCTGCTGGGAGCTTGTGAGCGAGCCCGAGCTTCTTCGCGCACTTCACGATGTGCGCCTTGATCGCAGACTTGTCCGGCGGGTTGCCACGACCGAACGCTTGGATCGCCGCGTCGAGATCGCCGCCGTGCTTGATGGGGTAGCGCCCGCCGGGCATCGCCTGGCCCTTCTTTTCCAGGTCGGCGCGCTCCTTGGTGCTCACGTTGCGTTCTTCGAGCTGGCGGAGATGACGCTCGCGTGCCCACGCGCCCACGAACTCGTGGGTGTCTGTCGCTGCTTGCCGTGCGTCGATGGCCTCCTGAAGCACGTACCACGGGTCGGGGGCTAGCTGCACGGTCATCGTCCTCTCCTTGGCTTCTTCAGCTTCTTCTTGACCGGCTCGGGGTCGAGGGGTTTGAGTTTGCTGGCGTCCACCTTCTTGCCCTTGACCGTGAACGTGCTGTCCTGGTATTTGGGCATCGGGCCGGAGAGGTACTCGGCGCTGTCGGGCGGGATGCGGTCCTCGGTCATGCCCCTGTCACCTCCGTGGCTTTGGCGACGTGCTCGTCGTACTGCTTCTGGTCGTGGACCTGCACCGCCTTGCCCGCCGGTTTGTCAGCGATCAGCTTCGGTCGGCCGCGCTCCACGGTCGAGAACACCTTGACGTGCACGTTCGGCATCTTCGCCACGTCCTTGACGTAGCTCTCAGCGACCGTCTGGTGCTGCTCGCGCAACAGCCGCTCCGCGACCTTGCGGCCTGTGCGTTTCGCGCGACTCTGCTCACGGGAGATCGCCTCCTTGACCGGCACGTGCGCGTACCGGGCTTCAACGTCATACCCGGCGTCGGCTGCGGCCTTCAGCTTGGTGCCGAACTTCCCGACGTGCGAGTTGCCGGTGCCGTCCACAATGATCGGGTAGTGGCCGTTCATCGCCAGTCCGGTCATCAGCTTTGCGAGGTCGCTTGATTCCTCGTGGGTCGCGGCGGCGGCAACGTCCTCGCGTCCCTGTTTCTTCAGCGCGTTGTACTCCGGCAGCATCTCCTTGATGTCGTCCGGGTTGATGTACACCGCGCCCTTGGGAACGTCGAGGTTGTGCTCCGCCGACCTCGCCTGGCCTGCCAGCGCCGACTTGCCGGACGCCGCGCCGCCAGCGGTGAAGATCGCCTTCGGTTTGCCGGTCGCGGGCTGCGCCTTCTCGAAGAAGTGATCAACGATCTGCTGGTGCAACACCTGCCTGGCGAGGGTGTACTTCCCGTCGGTCTGGTGGTGCTTCTGGGTGTCTACGGCTGCGCCGCCCACGAGTGCGTCGTATGCCTCAGGGCCGCGCTTGCCGCCCAGGGAGCCGATGATCGCGTCGGTCGCAGCCTCGGGTAAGTGAGGTTCAGCGGGTGCGGCAGGTGCGTGCACCTCACCGCCGAGCTTGTCGATCCACTTTCCGCCACGGCCTCGTGGGTGCAGCACCTCCTCGTAGGACGCTTCGTACAGCGGTTTCTGCACGTCCGCGAGCGACCGTTGGATCTTCGCCAACGGCTTCTGCGTTTGGGACAGGGGTCGTTGGATCTTCGCGAGCGGCCTCTGGACTTGGGAGAGTGGTCGCTGTGCGCTTGGGACACCGCTGCGGCGTCGGCGGGCTTGGATGTCTCGGATCTTGCTGCGCTCCGCGTCGGTCGCGTCACTGTCGGGGTGCAGCCGGGCGTTCAGGTACGGGTCGCCCATGTCCTCCAGGTGGCGCATGTGCAGCCTCGCGGGGGCACCGCCGCCGCCCATCAGCTTGTTCAGCACCTCCACCCACTTCCCACCACGACCACGCGGGTGCCTGGCCGAATCCCACAGTCCTTCCGCAAGCCGGGCTCGCAGCACACGCTCGCGAGCGAGCGCCCTAGTGAACTCCGCACCGGTCTTGGCTGCCTTGCGTGCGGCAACAGCCTCGTGCAGCAGCATCGCCAGCACGTCGGGCTGGGTATCGCGCCCGTCCGGGATCGTGAGATCCGCCGACGGCGGCGGTGTCAACGCACGACCATCAGGGATCGCAAGCGACGGAGCGCCGCCGTAGCCGAACGCGACCGTTGTTGTGTTCGGCACCCCGTTACCACCGGGCCACGTGCCTTCCTCCAACCCTGGCTGTTCGGTTGGCAGCTCGGCGGAGGTCGCGACCTGCACGTTCGCTTTCCCGCCGGACACCTTCGGGGTGCCGCTACGCCTGATCGGCGGGGTCAGTTTCATCCTCGTTCCTCCTCCACCGGCATGGACGTGCACCGGGCCGTGTGCGAGCACTGCAACCTCGCCTGGTAACGGTGCCTGGGCTCGTGCGAGCCGCGCGGCCTTCTCCTTCGCTAGCTGCTTCTTGAGGGAGTTCAAAGCCTTGAGCGCTCCTTTCGCGTCTCGCTCCGCTGACCTGGCTGTGTGCGCCGCTGCTCTCGCGTCCTTCCGTGCCTGGGCGCTCCCACCGGCCGCTGCGGCCTTCGCGTCCTGGGCTAGCTTCTCAGCGCGAGCGGCGTCACCACGCGCCTGCTGTACGTCGTGGCGGGCATCCTTGATGTTGGTGTCCACCCTCGTCTGGTGCGCCTGGTTCGCGGCGTCCACGGACGCTTTGATCGCCTGCTTCGTTTCCTTCGAGACGGTCGTGTCCACCGCCGCTTGCGCCGGGGTGATCTTCTTGGTCGAGGAGCTGCTGCTCGACTTCGACTTCGACGCGCGGGCGGCACGAGCGGTCTTTGAGAACGGCCCGATGCCCTTCTCGCGCTGCACCTGCGCCAACGTCTGCGCGGGCGGGTTGATCAGCAGCTCGCGGGTCGCGGCATCCACCCCCAGCTTCGAGGACAGTCCGTAGCGCTTCTGGAACTCCTGCACCGCCTCGGCGGTCTGCTGACCGTACTGGCCGTCCACCGGCACCTTGAACCCAAGCTGATTCAGCCGCCGTTGAAGCTGCGCTGTCGTTTGGTCAGGGCCTTGGGAGCCGTACCCGTCACCGGGTTTCGCGATCCACTTGCCGCCACGACCGCGTGGGTGTAGCTCCTCGAACTGTCCGCCTGCGGTGCCACCGGCACGGTTCAGCGGTTTCGTTTGCGCCTTCGGGAGCTTCGGCGGCTTGGGTGCGATCAGCGGCACACCCGGAAGCGTATGGCCGTCTAGCCGCCGGGGCGCACTCGAATGTTCAGCGTCGTGGCTGCTTGCGTTCCAACCGGTCGATGGTGCGCCGCGCCTGCTCGCCGGGTTCTTCGAGTTGAGCCAAGCCGTGTGCTGCTGCTTCCGCACCGGAGTCGAACAGCGGGACGGGGCTCACGTAGTCAAACGCCGCCTCGACATCCTCCTCGCTGATCGAGTCGTGCATCACCGCGAGCCGCAGTCCGAGCGACTCGTTCATGTCGTGGCAGCCAACCCACCCGGCGCACAGACGACCGGATTGCTGGTGGCAGAAGAACGCGCCCATCGCCCCAGCGTCGAGCTGTTGGCTTGTGGTGCCGTCGTAGCCGGGGAGCTTGGCGTACTCCTCTTTGGCCCACACGCCGGACGGCACGTCGCGGCGGTACGGGCATGAGCGGCACGGGGCTTTCGCCGGGCCGTGTCTGCTCATCCCTCGCCCGTCTGCTCGCGCATGTCACCCTCAGGGGTGAGATGCCCGCCGCGACCGTCAGGGCGGCGGATCACGAGGCGACCGCCAGTGTCCCCGACGGTGGTCACGACCTTCGCGCGGCGGAGGATCAGCGCGTCAGCGAAGCTGTCGGTCGGTGTCCAACCGGTGCCGCCTCGAAGCAGCCGTTGGGCTTTGCGGGCGATTTGTTCGTCCAGGGTGACGGCCACGACGGCGTGAGCGTCGGCTGGCGCTCCGCTTTCCCAGGCTGCGCTGTCAGGGTTTGGGCTGAGTCGGTACACGCCGATCCCCTCGTCTCCGGGGCGGCGGATCAGTTTGCGTTCGGCGTGCTCCCACGCAGCCTTGGCCTGGAGTGCCGTTGGGTAGTGCACGGCCACGAGGTACCAGAGTCCGGCGTGACCGTGATCGCGGGCGGTGATCACAGGCTCAGCGCGTGCTGCCACGTCGGTTCGTCTATCAGCCCCACGGCGTGAAGCTGCCCGAGCACCACGGTGTACGTGTCCCGTTGCGCGGGTGCCGCGCGGGAGCGAAGGTCGGCGATCCTGGCGGTGAAGTGATCGACCGTGGCGAGCAGCTCGCGGTGCTCAGCGAGCAGCTTGTCCTCATCCCAGCTTTCGAGGTCGCCCGGATCGTTGGGGTAGCCCATTCAGATGCTCCCGGAGCCCTGCGTGAAGTCCGGCAGCGGACGTTTCGTCACGCAACGCCAGACGTGCGCAACCTCGGAGATGTTGACGTGTTCAGACTTAGGGGGCACCACGATGATCCCGAGCGCGTCATCGCCGCAGACATCGCGAAACACGTCGCGAACCTGAGCCCAGCTCGGCATCTCCCCGTCGGCCCTGGACACCGACACGTGCTCCCACAGCTCACCATCCTGCTCGTACGCGACCGAGTGGATCAGCGCGACCTGCCGCGCCCCGTGACGCCACAGACCAAGCCCGTCAGCGCCCCTCTGCACCTGCTTCCAGCGGCGGTTCGCGAGACGCGCTCGTGCGGCGGTCAACGTCAAGCCCTGCGTGATAGCAGTCGGATCGGGCGGCATCGTCAGTAGCCGCGCATCGAGCGTTGCCACTGTCTGCGCAGCGCCGAGCGGATTTCCGGGACGGTGCCGTGCCCGGCCTCGCCCATCTCACGGGTCAGCTTCAAACGCTGCGCCGGGTTCAGTTTGCTGAGTGCGCTCTCGACAGCCTTGCTGAGGCTCGGGTTGTCCAACAGCGCGTGACCCATCGCCGTCAACCGCCACCGTGTGGTCCACACCCACGCGCCGTCGGACTGCTCGATCTTCTCCCGCTCACCCTTCTCCAACCACCCGTACCGGCGCAGCCACGCGAGGCGAATCCCGATCCCGGATCGTTTGTCGGTGTCGGTCACGTTCTCCCCAAGCTGGAGACGCACGGCGTGTGTTGCGGTCCACCCGTTCTCGTCAGCAAGGTCGTCCACGATCCCGAGAATCTCGGCGTCGGAGATCCCGAACAGGGTCGCGTCAACACGCCCATTCTTTGAGCTGCTCATGCGTTCAGGGCTTCACGAGTCAGGCGGTAGAACTTCGAGTTGCCGTCCTGCCTCGCGACTCTGATCACGTTGCGTTGGCGCAGCTCCTCGAACGCGATTGCGCTGATCCCCGAGGTGAGCGTTCCGCCGCTTGGCAGCTTGCCGTACGCGGAGCGCAGGTCAACCTGGCGGAACTCCTCGTGGTCGATGGCGTACTCGCGAACGACCGCCTCGATCTCGCTGATTCGTTCTTCGCTGAGCTTCGCCGGGGCTGTGCGCGACGGGCTTTTCGGGCGACCAGCTTTACGCGGTTCGCCTTGGAGCGCTTGAAGCGCTTTCTCGTAGGTCCGCAGCTCGTTGACGATCTGCGCACGCAACCGGTCGTGTTCCGCGAGCGCGCCCTGGCGGGTTTCGACCAGTGCGCGTAACTGCGCGATGATCGGCTCCGCTTCCGGCAGCGGAGCGGTGCCGTTCTCAGTTTCGGACATGGGACCTTCCTCGGGTCGGGATTGCACTGGGCGCGAGTATAGCGCCAGACGTGCGCTACCCGATCATTCTCGTCGCAGAGCTTCACGGCACGGTGAGGCAAATGGGACACACATGTCCCATTTCATTCGGGGTCTAGACCCAGCCGCATCCGCACGTCGGTGAGGTAGACGATCACCTGCTTGGCGTCGTGCACGTCATCGAACACCTCTGGGACGGCCTCTCGCAGATCCTGCGGCGACAGGTACGGGTCGGTGCCCTGGATGTCCTTGACGATGGCGCGTGCGCTCTCGTGCGGTCCTGAGCCGCCGTAGCCGTACTCAAACGATCCGTCGTACCCCGGCGCTAAATCACGTTTGGTGCCATCAGCATCGACGTGGTGCAGTCGCACCTCGGTTCCGTTGCCGTCCATCGCGGCGGCGTCCTTGGGTTTCCAGCCGTACACCTTCTCCCACCGTTCGGCGGTGATCGGAACGCGAGACAGCTCGTAGTGCTCGTTCATAGCTTCACCCAGTTCTCTCGCGTGTCGAGCGGTTTGGCGTACACGTCACCGGGGGTTGTCGCAAGCGCCAGCTCCTCCATGTTGCGTGTCTCACCGATGTAGTCGCGGCCGGGCCACCCTATGCGCGGCGTGGCGTCGATGATCCGTCGCGCTTCCGCGAGCGAGCGGGCCGCGACGATCACACGCTGTGACCGTCGTCCCGAGTCGCCGGTCACGAAACCGGCGTAGCCGTACACCTTGAGCTTGCTCATTGGTTCCACCTTGCGGCTGCGGCCTGCTCAAACTCCTCACGAGTGATTTCCTGCACGTCGGCGAGCGGCACAAACCCCGGTTCGCCACGCGGTTCCATCACGCTGTAGCACCATGCGCAGAAGCTCCGCCGCGCTTCCCAGGCGTACTTGGCGGTCGTTGCGTCCTCGCCTGTCAGCGCGAAGCTGTACCCGTAGATCGTGATGACCTCGGCGGGTTCCATTGAGATGTACACCATCCCGTCCCGCATATACGGTTCCTGCGGGTTGCCACCCCACTCGCGGCGAAAGAACACCGGTTGACCGTCGAACGGTGCGGTCGGTGGGTGCTCGTAGGAAAACTCAGCCATCACGTCTCCTCGGTCGTTGGGAGGTACAGCCCTCCAGGGTTCACCGTGGTGACCATCCCCACGATGTCGATAGGCACCCGACCCGTGAACGTCGGGGTGTTGTACAGCGCGTCGATGATCTCGCTGGCAGGCCACCCCTCCACGGGCGCGTGCGCGAGCATCACCCAGCCGTTCTCATCGAGCGGTCCGAGGATGTCCAAGAAACCTCTCGCGGACTGGGAGAACGGTTCGCGTGGCGTCAGCTCGACCACCGGTCCGGTTGGCGCGTTGGGGCGTCCCCAGTTCCAGATCGAGCCTTTGCCGTGCGGGCGGTGGCGACCGTCGCGGTAGGTCCCGACCCACACGCCCTGCACGCTCTCGTCGTAGCTCCACGCTGTCGGGTCGATGATCACCGCGTCGTTGGCGTAGCAGTCGTTGCCCAGCACCAGCCATGAGTGCTGTCCGATCACCCCGTCGGCAGCTCCGCGCGCTACGCGACAGGTGCCGAACTCGCCGGAGTTCATCAGCTTGACGCTTGCGGCGTGGCACTGTTGCGCCCATTTCTCCAGCGGCGCGAGCGTCTGCTCGGCTGTTTCGGCCAAGCTCACGTCGTTGCTTTCTTGAGTTCGCGGTTGCGGCGGCGTGCTTCGCGCTCAGCGCACTGCCGGGCGACCTTCGGTTTGTTGTGCGCGTGGCCGCAGTGGTCGTACTCGGCTTGGCCGTCTTCGCCGCGTCGGACGATCTGCCCTCGGAACGCGCGGACGCTTTGGCGGACGATCCCGGACTCGCGGGTCAGTCGCATCCGCCGGTCGATGAACTGGCGCGGGTGGATCGCCGTCCACTCGGTCGGGTCACGCTTGAGCATCGAACATCTCCCGATGCCAGTCGATGGAGAAGTCAGGCTTGGCCTCGCGGGCGACACCGTTCTCCAGCACACGCCAACACGCGCCGGTCGGCACGGTCATCTCGACATAGCGGTCGGTGTAGCCGGTGCGAACGTGCACGCGGCCGAACATCTCCGCGATCCGTTCCATCGTTGCGTCCTGCTCGCGGGTCATCGTTTGCTCCTCGGTCGGTTCGCGGCGTAATCACCGCACCCCAAATACTAGCACACGACAGGAGCTAGGCGAGGTCGGCGAGCATGCCGCGCACTATGTCCCGCTGACCATCGCGAGCGAGTCCTGTCCACGCATATAGCCAGAGGAGGCTCTTGGCGTCCGGGTCCAGCGTCGCCTGCTCGATCCGGTCCTCGATGGTGTCGAACGCGATCCCTTCGCAGAGCATCACGTCGATGTGCTCGGGGTCCATCAGACCCGTAGTTTCCCAGGACGGCGGACGGTCGGGTAGCTCCCGTCGTGCGTTTCCTACGCAAATAGCGAGCTTTTGATCACGAGCAACGCCACGGTGTACATCACGAAGATGGCGATGAACCGGATAAACGTGCCATAGCGATACAACGTCTCCGTCGCGAAGTTAGCGCGGATCGGCCGTGAACGCCTTGATTGCGCCGTACACCAACAGTCCGATCAGCAGTATCCAGGCGTTGACCGTCATCGCGAGGACTATCAGGATCACCGCGACGATCCAGAAGCTCCACGGCAGCGAACTGGCCCGTTGCCGCCGACGACCAACCAGGTAGGACGGCGGTGGGAGCAGCACGGTGTTGTCCGGTCCCGGTTCGGGTGCTCGCAGGCGTTGACGTTCGGCTTGTGCTTCGAGGAACGCTTCGTCCGCTTCGCGTTGCGCTTCGCGTCGGCCTCGGCGTTCGCCCATCAGCCAGCCGATGGCCCAGCCGATCATGCTGCGTTTCCATCCAGGTCGCGTTGGCGCTCGGCAGCCATCCGGCGGGCGGTGTCGGCCTCCTCAGGGAACGTTGTGCGTTCCGCGAGGGCGAGCAGCTTGTCGATCTTCTCCTGCTCACGCTGTTTACCGCGCGCCTCTGCGAGCACTTCGTGCATCGAATCGAGCCACGCCGCGATGTTGCCCAGCTCCCACTCCACGTTCCGCAGGTAGTAGTCGCGCATCTCGGGGTCCGGTGCGGCGGCTGACAGCCGGAAGGATCGTGTCGCCCACGTGTGCATCGTGTGGACAGCCTTTTTGAACTGCCGCTCGGCTTCCCACACTCTGATCGGCTTATCGACCTTGTTGTAGATCGTCGGCTGGCCGTGCTCCAGGTAAACCCGGTTTGGGTTCCAGCGGCTGTACTTGCTCATCCGACATCCAGCTCCTCGTTGTCCGGGCCGATCACGCCGGGCGCGGGCAGCGTTTGGACGGTGAAAGCTGTCAGCGGCCGGTTGGCCTTGCCGTCGGAACGGACCGGCTCGTTCGGGTCAACGGCACGCCACAGTTCCAGCAGTGTCGCGGCGGGCGCTCGGTACGCGAGCGCGGGATCGTCGGTGACCACGATTCCCGACACCAGTTGGCCGGACGGGTCGTAGGCAACGACGTACTTGCCGTCGAGCGGGGTTGGTTTGCCGGTCGTGAGCCCGATGATCCGCAGGATGCTCTCAGCCATCGGTGCGGCCCTCGTCGTGCTTGCGCCAGTGCTCCTGCTCGGTGGACGCGGTAGTCAGACGCAGCGACTCCTCGCGTTGGCGTTGAAGCTCGTCAGTCATGGCGGGGACCTCCCCGGTGAGCGGTATCCCGAGACGCTCGAAGATCACCTGGACGCCCCACAGGACGTTCAGTAGCTCCACCTCAGCGTGGCTGACAGGACCCACAGCGTTGTAGTCGCCGTTTGACCCAAGCCAGTCGTAGGACCGTCGCCACGCTTTGCGGAAGCGCTGGTTGTCCATGTGCGCAAGCGCCATCGGCAGGTCTTTGCCGCGCGCCTCGCACTCAGGGCAGTGGTCGTGAAGGATCTGCCGGGCGTCGTAGCCGTCCAGACCCTCGTGATAGACGTGGCTCACGATGTGTCTCTCCTCGGTCGGGTTGACCTCCGAGGCTAGCACACGACCGGAGTCTAGATCGTGATGGGGATAACGACGATCAGGGCGCTCATGTCCACCACCCACAACCGGCCTTCGTAGGCGGCGTGGTACGCGGGCTCCGCCCATTGGATCGTGCGTTTCCACTCGTGCCGCTCGTCGCGATCATGCGGCCAGCGGACCCTGCCGACAGCCCACGGCCACACCCGCGACCAGTCGGTGATGCCCTGCGACTTCTTGCGCTGTAAGAGGACACGGATCTGTTCCGCTGGTGTCATCGCTAAGCCTGCGAACTCCTCAGGATGACCTCGCGGTAGATCAACCGCTAGTCCCCTTTCCAGCACCGGTCCCGTCCCCTCTACTCCTCTCGCGGAGCTGCCAAGCCAGGCTGCATTTGTGCGCCATGCTAACGCCACAGGCGGCGCTGTAGCTCACAGGGGGTGCGCAGCAACGAGTTGCCACCACTTCTCGGCCTGCTCTACTTTTCGACGTATCGCAGATCGTGTGTCGCGAACACAGTGGTCGCACACCGCCCCGTAACGCAACCCCGTTTGGATCGCGAACCGTCCGCAACACCCGCACCGGCATTGGTGCTGCGCACGTTGGGAGCACGCTCGGCGGCGGTCTTCGATCTCGTCGTATGGGGAGTAGAACAGCCGCAGGCTCATGCTCGGTCCTCCATCGCGAAGGTATCGCGAATCGTGAGCCTTGGGGCGATTGGTGTGGGCGGTTGCTCAGGTCGAGGGGTCCAGTCGCTGACCCACCGCCAGACCCACCGTCCGTCAACCGTCAGCCGTGCCTCGCGCCACAGCATCGACCCGTCGGCAGCCTGGGTGTTGACGCGAGCGTCCAGCTCAGGTCACGTGCGGCCCGAACGCGGCCTCGTACTCGGCGACGGAGCGCACGATCACGCTGCCCTGCTTCGCGACCAGGGCGACATCCCCGGCGCGTTCCTGAAGCTCGGCGGCGAGCGTTTGCATCTCGCCGACGATGGAGCGCAGCAACGTCACCTCGCCGTGCAGCTCGGCGGCGCGGTCACGTTCGCGTTGGAGCGCGGCTTCGGCGCACTCAGCTCGGTGCTCCATGTTCGCGAGCTTCGCGATCACCGGCAGCGGCAGCTCAGCCACGTCAAGCATCCAACGAAACCTACTACCCGCGCGACCCCCAGGACGTTGGTGGTCCACCGTGTCCTGGGGATCTGCGGGATTAGCTCAGAACGTGGTTGCCGTTCCGAAAACGACGCAAGCCTCGCCCTCGCCATTTGGTCCATCGGCGAGATCGACTGCTGCAACGTTGATGGTGGTGTTCTGTCCAGCGTTGGACAGGTAGTGGACTGTCACATCGGCACGCGAGCTGGCCGGGCTGAGCGGGTTGATCAGGATGTCAGCGGTGGTGTTCGCCGTCCCGAATCGCGGTGTGACGACGAAGTTGATGCCGTCACGCTCGGTCAGGATGCCCGGAGCGACGTTCAGCGCCACGGCCGTCAGCGTTACACGCCCAAGCGCGTCACAGGAGGCGTTCAGCTTCACGCCATCGAGCATCGTCACTTGCGTAGTCGGCGTGTTGATGTCGCCCTTGAAGACGAACTGCGACGTGTGATCACTCGCACCAGACGGACCGGCAGGACCTGTCGCGCCTTGCGGACCAGCGGGACCTGCGGGACCGGCGGGACCGGCGTCACCCTTCGGACCAGCAGGACCAGCCGGACCGGCCGGACCAGCGGGACCAGCGGGACCTGGCAGACCCATCAGACCCATCGGGCCTACTGGACCTACTGGGCCTGCGGGACCGGGAGGTCCAATCGGGCCGATCTTGCCTGGGAACCCGCGCAACCCGCGAAGGTTGCTGTGCGAGACAGTCTTGTGATGCGCGGTCGCGTGCGCACCTGCGCTCGCGGCCGTGGCACCCGCCACGATCACGCCTGTGCTGACCGCTCCTACGAGCAGCAGCCTGAGATTGTGCTTCAGCTTCATCTTGACCTTTCGGTTTGAAGTTTTCCCCCGTGGACCGTCTTGAAGTCCTGCCCTCATTCCTCTCCCGTCTGCCCTCCTCCTGCTTGTGCCCCTGTCTGGGAGCAGCGACTCGGTGCCCCCGTCACACAGACAGTGGAACTGGTTAGCTTCAGAGTCGGCCACGGTGCTCTCGCGGCCGTTGCCGATCCTACTCGCTGTCAGCGAACGCGGGAGTCTTTCTCGTGAATCCCCAGCGCGGTGGGGAGTTATCTCACCACAGGAGCTAGGCGGTCTGGAAGTCGATGTGGTCGATGTCCGCCGGGTCGTATGCGGTGAGCGTCGGCGCGTCGGGCTCACCGGTCGTGACGTGAATCTTGCCGTCGCCCACAATCGCGATGTGGAGCGCGTCGATGGGTGTCGTTGGATCGTCCGCCAGGAAGACCCGGCCGGAGGTCAGAACAGGCGCGAATGCCATGCGTGCAAACTAGCGGTCGTCGTGGACGCCAGCGGCGTCGCCCAGCCCGGCTAGTTGGCGGAGGGTGTACAGCTCCAGCAGCAGCTCCTGGACCCGTTCGTAGGTGCGGCCCGGTTGGCGCTCGTCAGGAGCGACGATGCACGCCTCGATCTGGCGCAGCTCATCCTCAGGTTTGGGTCGCATCACTCACCAGTATCGCCGTCCTCGCGGTGCGCCACACCACGAGCGAACCAGCCTGCGAACCCGCCTGTCAACCCGGCTCCGATGGTCGCGAGCCCGGTGATGGAGTCTTGCACCGCGTCGTCGCGGCGGCCGAGGATGACCAGTCCGGCGATCACCCCGAGCAGCGTGAGCGCGAGGACTATCAGGCTGGCGATTGCTACCGGACGCCAGTCACGGTCGTGCTGCTCGTGGCTGCCCGTTGCGGCCATAGCCGACGAATCGTAGGGGCTCGCTCCGATGGTGCAGGCGGCACATCATCGGGGCTCGCATCCACTTCGCGTGCAGCATCCGCTCCCACGGTTCAGAGCGGGCACGCAGCTCGATCACGGTGGTGCTTCCGTCAATCGTGATCGTGGTCCGCTCGGGCTCGACCTCGAACCGCAGCACGTCGGTGTCGTCCCGTGAGCGGTAGTCGAGCATCGCGTGCGTCACCCCTGGTTTGACCTTCGCGGCAACCCGCCAGCGGCTGCCGTTCCACACTTCGATGATCAGCATGCGGCTACTGCTTGCCCGGCTTTCCGAGCGACTGCCAGGTCGCGTTCTTCTTGCCCTTCACCGCGCCAGCCCAACCGCCTTCCTTCACCTGCCAGGCGTGGAACACCTCACCGGCCTCACCGGCCTTGGCGGGCTGTGCTTCTACGAACACCTCGAAGCGACCGTCCTTCATCTGTCCGACTGCGATTGCCATTGGCTTGATCCCCTTCGGCATTTTCGGTATTTCGGGAACAACCGGCGCGGCTTTGCCGTCCGGTCCTGGATCAGGTCCGGACCAGATACCGGACCGATACTTGATGTGCCACCACTCCGACTGCGCGTCGGACCACTCCTTCGCCCACCCGTACTTCCGGCCGATCCGGTCGAGCATCGCCCGCATCTGCGTGGTTGCGAGATCGACCGCGAGGCCCCAGCCGTGGTTGGAGGTGCCGGGTGTCGCAGCGAGGTTGCCTTTCCCGGAGCGGTACAGCTCGTACAGGTAGACCTGTTGGGCGTAGGTGCGGTAGCTCGACATCGAGCCGGTGGGTCGCAGCTCCAGCCCGTTCGCTCTGGCTTCGACGTTCATGGCGTTCCACGCTGCGGCGGCGTGCTTCTCTAGCTGCCCTGCGGCGATGGGCGCGAGCGCGGACGCGGGGAGTTTGCCGTTCTCGGGTGGCATTACCACACGTTGCTGGCGGCTTCGCGGAGGTCGCGGATGAAGTCCTCCAGCTCATCGAGCGAGTACAAGCTCGGCCCTTCGCTGTCGGCGTACCCGCCGTTCGCGCGGTACACGACCAGCACACGTTGCTGGCGTACTCGGATGCTGTCGCCGACGACCTGTTCGGAGATGACCCACCCCTTGTAGTTGTCGTCTTCGTCGTCCGGTTCCACCTTGCCCCCTTGTAGTAGATACAGCCGGGCTGTGCCGTGCCTGTACGGCACAGCCGCGTCACGAGGTCGGTACTTGACGATGGTCCACCCGTAGCGCGCAGGGTCGATCACACGGCCTTGTGGACCGCCTGGGACGGCGCGCACGAGATCACCTGCGCTCAAGCTCTCGACCAGTACGCGCGGTTCGCTCATCAGTCGTCGTCGCCCACGATCCCACGGCGTCGGCATTCGCGTTCCAGCTCCGCGAGCAGCGACCGTTCCGGTTCGATCCCACGGTTGAACTGGTGGCGCTGATCCAGCTCCTGCAACACGCTCAGGAAGCAGTACACCTCGGCGTCCTTGAACCGCTCCCAACGCAGACGCACCTTGCGTCGGCGTAGGCGGCGGGGTTGTCGCGGAGCCATCATCCCATTCTCAGGGTCAGAAGCAGCGGGGCGGGCTTCGTCGTGAGAGAGGTCAGCCTTCATCTCGACTCATCACCCTAACCCCGCCTAGATGGTTCCCATCCATCCATCGACCTGCTGACGGGCCGATACCTTCAGACACGCGGATCATACGTTGGCGAGCACCTCGCGGGCGTACGCCTCAATCGCCTGCCACATCTCCCCGTACGGTCCGAGCGGCACTCGACCCTCGCCGATGGTGGTCAGAGCAGCTTTGAACTCGGCAGCCTGCCCTCGCGCTTGTTCCCAACCGTCGCGTGCGTGGTTGCGTTCCTCGTACGCCTCGGTGATCTCGTCGCGGAGACGGTCGTTTTCTGCTCGTAGCTCTTGGGCCTCGTCGGCCATTGCCGTCTCCTCGGTCGAAAAATCGGTTTGGAGCATAGCGCACAACTGGTGATAGAGTGCGGCGCTTCCTTACCGGCCGTTTACCCACACGAAAGGAGTCGCACCGCACGGCCAACTAGCTCGGGTCCCTTGAACGTAAGCGAGTAGAGGAACCAGACCCGGCTGCTGATCAGTGACCTAAGACCGTCAGGAGTCGTCAATGAAGCGCTTGACTCTCACGGCCAGCTTGGTGCTGGCCGTTGCTTTACCCGGAGCCGCAGACGCGCGGTTATCCCACACCCAGAAGCACGCCTACTACCACGCCTACGCGCACGTCGTGCAGATGCTCGGGCTCCACGCCGCTGGTTGCAAGCTGATGGGCGCGGATCGCACCTGCCACGAACGCGCGACCGACCAGCGGGTGTTGACCTCGACCGACGTGCTGCACCGGATGATCGGTCCGGTCGCGTACCCGGCCGCGTCGCATCAGTCGCATCACTTCAGGCCGAACCTGCCAGCAAGCGGCCCAGCTCCAGCTCCGGCACCAACCCCGGCAATGCAGAGCGCGGTCGCGTCCTACTACGACCTTACGGGGGACGGTGCGTGCGGCGCACCAGCCCAGTCGGGGTATGCGTTCGCGTCGTTGATCCTGCCTTGCGGAGCACAAATCGTGATCTGCAACGGTTCGACGTGCGTCACCGCAACGATGAACGACCACGGTCCCTATGTAGCCGGGCGGACATTTGACCTCAACGTCAGTCTCAAAGATGCCCTGGGGTGCGGAGGGATCTGTGACGTGACCTGGCGGAGGGTAAGCTGATGCGGTGCCTGAAGCTGTGCTCCAGCACCCGACTCGACTTCCCAACCCGGCCCACGCCTTCCCAAACCTCGTCAACCCGTCCCTGACGACACGAGCCTAAGATCCGGTGCTGCGCCGCCCCTCGCCCATCCCTAATAGCCGGGGGGCGGCGTGTCCTAGAACCAGTACGCTCGACCGCCGACGGGGCGACCAGCAGCCCCGAGCGCGACGAGTATCAGCCCGACGATCAGCACGATGATCCCGATGGTGAACAGGATCGCGAGCTTCGGTACGAGCAGGCCGATGATCAGTAAGGCCAGTCCGAGAATGATCATGGCCTCCTACCTACCCGGTTAGGCGAAGTCGAACGATTCCTGGCCGACCGACAGCCCGTTCGCTAGGCGGTCAACGCAGTCAAAGCACGCGCGGCGGGGTGACGTGCGGTCCGGTAGACGCACCCCGTTCGTGCCGCCGTCAGGGCGGTGGATGCGCTCCTGGCCGCTCACGTCCTGGTAGTCCGTCAGCGCGTTGATCGACTCGCCGCAGAACTGGCAGACGTTGAAGCGCGCGACGGCTCGCACAACCGCTCCTTCCAAACGTGCTTTGAACAGGTCGCGGGCCTCGTGCCCTGACGTTGCTGTGACGGACATGATCCGGTGGCCGTCAGCGTCCACCAGGTCGAAGGTCATCCTCGTCTCGTTCATGGTTCTCCTCGGTCGGTGTCGAAGCTGCTTGCAACGTACGCTCTCGCACCGCCTCGCGGGACAAACTTCCGGTTTTGGTCCCTCGAATGAGGGCGTCAAGGTGGCTGTGGGCTGCTGTCAGCCACGCTGCCGCCCTCCGAGCACACAGCTTGAGCAACCCTGCCAACCAGGCTGCGGTAATCGACAGCGCCGCCCAGAACCGTTGCAGCATCGTGGGCTTACCCTCGAACTCGACGCGAGGGATCGTTGAGCGCCGGTAGTCCGAGGCGGTCAGCCAATACGCCTCCCGTCTACCGCAGCGGTGGCACTGCCTCGCTTTGGTTGGCAGCTCGATCTGCGCCTGCCACGGGGACCACACGTGCCCTTGGAGCCCGCACGCGACCTTCGCGGTCACAGAAACGTGCGGTTCTCGATCACGTGCTCGCGATATTTCGGTGGCAGTGTTTCGCACTCCAGTAACCGGTCGGATGATTCGCGTGCCTGCTCGATGTTCCCGACGTGCCAGGCGGCGATGGACAGCTCAAACTCGCAGCCCCACTCATACACCCAACGGTGGACGAACAGCGCGTCGTCGGTCATCGGGATGCGCTGCGCTCGTTCCGCGACGAGGTGCGCGGCAGCCCAGAACCGTTGGCGGCGCATCCGCCACGCGATCTCGTACAGCGGTTCCGCGCGGGTGGGACGGAACGACCATGCTGCGAGGAGCTTCTGCACGTCGCCGGTCAGGCGTCCGGCTTCGTACAGCGCGCAGTAGTGCTCCTCAACCCACCCGCCAAGGACGGCGCGACGTTCGTACGCTTCAACGGCTTCGTCTTTGCGACCAAGGTCACGAAGCGTGTTCGCGAGGTAAAACACGGTGCGTGGATCGGCTGGGTTGCGCTGCTCCTCGTCTTTGAGGAGCAGGAGGTCGCGCTCGAACTTTTCGGGGCGATGCCCACCGTCGGCGTGGTGGTGGACGGTGATCGCACGCAGGCGGCTCGGTGGGATCTCCGCCTCGTTCGTCGCGATGAACTCGTGTGTCGCACCCACGAAATGCCAGTGCTTGTGCCCGGCCACGAGACGCTTGACCCAGTATTCGGGTTCGTCGGCGTGACGCAGCATGTAGCTGTCCGCGCTGCCGTTCAGGTCCGGTGGGCCGTCATGCACGACGGTGTGGTCGGCGTCGAGCAGCAGCAGCCAGTCGGCTTTGCCGAACGCGAGGTCCATCAGCTCGGTGCGGTTGTGGCCGAAGTTGACCCACGGCCGGTCGTGCATCCACCCGTGGATGTCGGTGGTCGCCACCCAGTCCTTGATGACCTGTTGCGTCCCGTCGGTGGAGCCGGTGTCCACGATCACCACGCTATCCACGAGCCCGTGAACGGACTTCAGGCACCGTTCGATAGTCGCGGCCTCGTCCCGGACGATCATCGCGAGCGCGATGGTCATGGCGAGGGTCGCTGTGCATGCTGGTGGCGTCCCACCAACGACCCTCGCCTGCTGGCTTGGCGTCCCAAGTTCACGCGATCAGAAGTTACTGATCAGCGGCGCTCCTGGGAACCAGAAGCGGATCAGTCCGTTGCCTCCCGTGAACTGCCAGATTCGCCACGCGGGGCGTTTGACCTTCGGGTTGTGGATCGAGATGGCGTAGGTGCCGCACGGCACGCCGGTCGTGTTGACGCGAACCTTCCGCTCGGCGATCACGGTCCCGGTCTGCGAGTGGTTGCGGCTCTCGATGGTGACTTTCATCCCCACCTTGAACGTGTGCGGCAGCGGTCCCATCAGCGCCGACTTCAGCGTGTTCACGCACTCGGGCGCTGGCTTCGGGGTTGGCATCGTGATCGTGGTCGGAACGCCGTTGACCGTGATCGTGAACTGCCCGGCACCAGGACCAGGCACGACTGTGATCACCGGGGTCACACCAGCAGGCCCTTGCGGCCCGGCGGGACCAGCAGCTCCTGGCGCTCCGTTCTGGCCGTTCTGCCCATTCAGCCCGTTGTTGCCATTCTGGCCGTTCAGACCGTTGTTGCCGTTCTGCCCGTTGGCTCCTGGCGCTCCGGCAGGACCTGGCGCTCCGGTAGCGCCTGTCGCGCCGGACGGTCCAGCAGGACCGGTCGGGCCAGCAGCACCGGGTGCTCCGGGCGTACCTGGCATGCCTGGTGCTCCGGGAGCGCCTGGCATTCCATTCACCCCGTTGCATACAAAGAACACCTCAACGCCGTCGTTGCCGTCATGGCTCTTGACGTAGCCGACCATCCCGTCGTGGTTGACCGGGACGATCACCTTGATCCCACCAGCAGGACAGTTCGCCCCCGGCGGTTCGGGCACCACCGTGATCCCCATGTTCGGCGGGGGTGGTGGTTTCGGCGGCTGATACCCGCCCTGTTGTCCTGCGAGCGCCGTGCCCGAGAGCACGAACATGAATACAGCCGCCACCGTGGCGGCTAGCGACGCCTTCCTCATTTGTCTCCCTTCAGTTGGACAGAACGCCGGGCTCCGTGACCCAGCGCCGGGTGCGTCGCCCAGCTTACGCCTCGATCACGTCGTTAGCCAGCTCGTCACGTATCTGCTCCAGCCACGCGCGAGCGGAACCTAGACGATCCCCGACCGGCAACTGTTTCGATTGGGCACGTTCGATGGCCCACAGCAACGCTTCGACCTCAGCCAGAGACGGCGCGGGGACGTAGAGCTGTGGGACGAACTCCTCGAAGTCCACTTTGCACGGGTGGTGCGGCGGTGGGTCAAGCCCGTGGGAATGCGCGGGCATCGCGCACTGCGGGCACACATCGAGATGCACCATCACGCTGCGGCCCGCCAGTCCGCTGCCCACTGAAACGGGAACCCCGCAAGCCTGGCGCACTCCTCGTCCTCGGGGCGGTCGCCGACGAACAGGCCCATGTGCGGCGGGTACATCTCGTCGTAGTGGTGCGCCAGATCGAGCGCCGCTTCGATCAGCAGCCCCGGCGATGGTTTGCGACACCAGCAGAACGCCATCTCGGGCGCGTCGGCGTTGGGGTGATGCTGGCACCACGCGAGCTTGTCGAACAGCTTGTCGGCCTGCCGGTACGTTTCGGACATCGCCGCCGCGACCTTGGCGTACGGCACGAGCCCGAGCGCGATCCCGCCCTGGTTTGAGACGCCGATGATCCTCCCGCCGTTGCGTTTCCAGCGGCGCATCTGCTCCACCGCTTCGGGGAACACGCGCACGTCCTCGGGACCGTTCACGAACCGGCCGAGCGGGTCGTCTTTGCCTTCGCGGACGGTGCCGTCGATGTCGAGCGCGAGCAGCGGGACGCGCTTCTCGATGGCGTGTTCGACGGTGCGAGCTTCAGCGGCTGCTTGGGTGGTCTGCATGGGGGATGCTCCTGACTGCATCGAAAGGATCAGCTTGACACCGCTCGATCATGAGTGAGGCTCCGGCGCTGCGCAGTCCATGCAGCCCAAATACTGCTTGCCGTTCGCGTCGTAAAGCCACGTCCAAATGCCGTCAACATGGCAGTTCGGGCACGCCACCCCTACGGTCGCGCCTCGTGGCCGGTAGCCCGCGAGGATTCGCATGGTCGCGGCCTTGACCGTGCAGTTGTCCGCGTCGTGCGCGTCAGACCCGCAGTGCTCGCACACGTCAATCATCGTCGCCCACGTCCATCTGCGGCATCGGGAAGATTGTCGAGTCGGGATCAACCGCGAGCGAGTCGAGCACGTCTTGCTGCTCCTCCACGATCCGTTGGAGACGCGCCATGAACTCGCGGTCGCCGCGTCGCTCCTCGATCTTGCGGAGCAGCTCACGCTCGTCGTCACCCATCGCTCTGCCCTCGTTCTGCTTCGTATTCGTCGGGGTGGCAGTCCGGGCACGGGTAGACGTAGCGGTGCGCGCTGTCGTCGTATTCGCACTGGTAGCAGGAGCAGCCTTCCTCTAGCTCGCCCGTGTCGTCGCAGAGAGAACACACGCTTTGGCCCACGTCAGCCATCGCCCCACCACTCCTCGTCCTGGCTCTCGGTGTACCAACGCGAACCGTGCTGAGGCAGCGGCCGAGCTTCGTCCGGTGGGATCACCCCGTCGATGCGCCACAGCGCGGCACGCAGCGCGACTATCGGGATCGACAGTTGCGGCCAGTCGCCGGTGATCGTCACACCCTCGTAGACGCTCACAACCTCGCGTGCCATCTGTTCAAGCTCGCTCAAATCAGGCATCGACCGCCTCCCAGCAGTCAATGCACATGGCGAGATAGCGGCCCATGCCGCCATAGCGCTTCGGAGCATGCTTGCCGCAGACCTGGCAGACGCCAGCGCTCGACGGTCGGTCGGTCGGATCGGACCTGATGTCCGCAAGGTCGTCCCAACTATTGCGGTACACGAACTCGCAGTCGCTCTCCATAAGCTCAGTAGTCCTCAGGGTCGCGCGTGTCGCAATCGACGCACTGATTCCAGTCTCGATCCCTTGGGAGCAGCCGCCCACATCCGATACACCGCCAACACCCGTTCGGCATCGGATGATCAATCCCGGCGATCTCGCGTCCATCGGCCTCGCGTTCAAGGCTGGCCAGGACAGCACGTGGGACGCCTTCCCAGGCGTTGTCAACCATCGGCACCGGCCGGGAGCGCGAGCAGCGGTCCCGGAAGCTCCACGCGACCGTCATCAGCGAGCTGCTGATAGATCGTGCGGTTCGTGCGCGGGTCGATCAGATGCGGCAGGAACGCTTCCTCGAAGCTCTCCAGCCCCTCGTCCACGGCCACGAGCCGCGCTTTGAGATTCCAGGCCAGCACACGCCAGATTCGGCGTTCCTCCTGCGCGTACATCTCGTTGCGGATCTGGTCCACTCCCTTGGTGCGAGCCCGGACTGCTTTGGCGCGCACGTCGTGTTCGTTGATCACTTTCAACGGGACGCGCATCCGGACTCCAAGCGCGCGGGTTTGGAACGTGACCGCTGCCCACCGCTGCTTATTCCCGTCGCGCTCCTCCCCGAACGCGAGGCGTTCCACCCCGAAGCGTTGCAACAGTGTCCGGATCTCTGTCTGCGAACGCTCGACGGGCACGGAGGTGGTGGCGTACGCGGTCATTCGCTGCGCTCCAGCCCGAGTGTCTCGCGAGCCAGCTCGTAGGGTGTGAAGTGCCCCAGCAGAACAGATGCGTGATCGTCCGGGTTGCCCTGCCAGCTTTCGGGATCGGCGAGGTAGGCGAGCGCGTCTCGCAGTCGGGCGATCTCCTGCTTCAGCGCATCGACCGTCTGACGCTCGTGATCGCGCTCTGTGACGGTCAGGTCGTAGAACGCCTTGTCCACCTCGTGCATCACGCCAGGCGTGCCCTCGCGCTTCAACCGGTCGATCTCGGCCTCCAGCCGCTCGATCTTCTGGCGAGCTACATGCAGCTCGTTCAGCACGATCTCAACGCGACCGCTGATCCCGGTCATCTGCCCTTGTCCCGTTCCCGACGGTCTAGCTCAGCAGCGATCAAACGGGCCGCACCTTCACCCATCAGTGTCGGGCTGTTCCGGCAGTCACTCAGCTCCGCTTTCAGTTCACGTGTGGGTGTCGCTTTGAGCCACAAGTCAGCGAGGTACCGTCGGCCAAGATCGAGAGCTTGGCTCACAGCTCTTTCACCTTGACAGGCACAACCTCGACAGCCCACACGCCAGACGGTCTGGTGATCAGCGTGCGGCCGGTGAAGTCATTCCCATCCACCTCCGACGTGACCTCGAAGTTGTCACTCTCAACGCAAGCGAGCGCCCCGGCGACCATGCCGCACAGCAGCGCATGGTTAGCTCCCAACGGTCGGGTCGTCTCAGGCATCGCGCAGCGCAGCGAGGTCGATAGCGCCGCGTGTTCCGGAGTCAGGGTCGGCGGCGTGCTTGGCGAGGAGGTTCATCACCTCGTCGGTCACGAGCGGTTCAAGGTCCTCCGGCAGCGTGTCGCGGAAGCTCTCCAACGGGATGCCTCGGTAGAACCCTGCTTCACGGAGGACTTCTTTCCATTCGTCGTCGGGTGGTCCGAACGCGGGCTCCTCGTTGAACTCGGTCCAGAACGCTCCGTGGCATGGGTGGTCCCAGCCCACGACGAAGTGTTCCTGCCCGGTTGGGTATCTGCTCAGGATGATTCGGCTCACGTCGTGTCCTCCTCGGTCGGTTGCATCCTCAGCCTATACCATCGCGTCTGTTGTGTGCTAAGTTCCGCGTTCCGGCGGTTGCGGCCACTACCCCGGCTGCTACGGGACTGCCGGATGGCGACCTTCTGACGCCCCCCGCGCAGCGGTTGCCAACTATCGAGTGGGCGGAAGCCTCGGTCTTTGCTTTTGCGACATCGGCCGGGGCTTCTGTTCACGCGCCTATATGCGTGTATGGCATTCAGGCATACAGCGCCTATCCGCCGTTACGAAACCGGCGGATTCTCGGGGTTTCGTAAGCGCGAGTAAGGGCTAGGTTGGTGCTGCTGCTCGACGCACCTCAGGGAAGCGCGTCGAGCAGCCGCGTGCCCCCGATCAACCAACGTTCGGCAGAACGACAACTTTCGCGTGGTTTGACATTCCCGGCAGCAACGCTCCTTCTAACACAACATGAGCTACCAAGTTGTGATCAGAAACCGTGCGCCACGCACCCAACGTCAGATCGAACCTGTGCTCGCCTGCGTCGAGATGAAGGACCTCCACCTACCCAGGTGCTTCCAGCCCGTCAGATTCGCTCCCAGACGCTTCCAGGCCATGTCCTGCACCCCACCAATGATCTACGGCGTCGGAGGAACCACCCCACGTATCCGCATGCGCCGCGACGATCAGCTTGGTGTCAGGGAGATGCGCACCGCGCGCTACGAGGTGATCGGCAGATAGATGCGCCGCCCGAGCAGGCCCAGTACCCAGCTTGCCTCAACCACCAGGGGTTGGGGAACGCTGGAGGGAAACTGTCCGCTGCGAACAGCGCAACCACAGCGTAGCGCACAACACGAGCTAGTAGGCGGCAGGTGTCGGCTGTTGGCCGGGGGACCACCGGAGCCGACACCCACCACGCCCACCAGTGCTGAGAGGGAGAGATGGGGCGTCGGCAGTCGGAGCGACCAGCCGGGTTTCACGGAATCGCCGACACCCCACCAGCATGGTGCGGGTCGCGAGCCCGGCGCGCAAGGCTTCAGCGAACGTTTAGAGCTGGCTCAACAGGCGCAGGTCCACCGGCTGTCCGCATTTTTGGCAGCGCACGTCAGCCATCCCGTCAGCGTGCGCGTCCGCGACCGCGACTTGCAGCTCGGGTTCGAGGATCGCGTGGGTGCCGCCCTCGGCGCACTCCAGGCCGTCGGGAGCGAACAGACCCAGCGTTTTGAGGGACAGGGTGAGGTCGGTCATACGGTCGTAGGCGAACAGGCGGTCCAAACGTCAGGATCTGGCGGGTGGGCGATGCAATCAGCGCACACGACCCGGATCTCCATTGGGTAACCCGGTTCGCACTTCACGCCCTTGCCGCACACGGAGCACGGACGTATCGACCACACGGTCTTGGTGGATGGCAGGTTCAAAAGGGGCCTTCTTTCGCGCAGGGCCGTGCACAGGGCAGTCGAGCCCGTCGAGGTGTTTGACGCACGTGTCGAGATTCGGGTTCATGCGGGGTCCAGTTGGAACGGGATCTCGTCCGGGATTTGCGCCGGGGCTATCTGGATCGTTGCGACGACGTGCACGACCTCGTTGCCGTGCTCGTCGTGGTCGATCTCCACGTCGTTGAGAGAGAAGCCAGCCAGCTCGCAACCACGCTCGCGGGCGATGCGGTGCGCCATGCGCACAGCTATGTCGGTGAAGGACTCCATGATCGGAGTGGATACCCAACCGGCCGGACAGCACAAAAGTACAGTCCTTGACCTAACGCCACGCTCAACCGGTCTTGAAGTCCTCACGGTTCGGACAATCCGCAAAGTGGCTGAGATGCAGGGGAAGCGCGTGCTTGCGCGCCAGTTCGAGACTGTCGCCGGACAGGGTGATCGCCAACGACTGCCCCAGCCCGCGCGGTTGGAGGATCAGCACGTTCCCGTTCTCATGGGTCGCTGCGGTGATCGGCGCTCGCTTCCCGGCGGGTGTGATCGCCCAGATCAGCAGGGTGTTGCACGCGGAGCAGTGGCTGTCGGACATGGCTCAGCCAGCGCTTTGGTGATCAGCCCGGCGATCTCCCCGGCGCGCACAGCCACGATCCCTGCGCGGGCGAGCTGAAGATCCTCGATCTGTTTCGCGACCGTTTGGATCGGGTCTGGCGGTTCGATGGCTCATTGTCTGACGCGGTCCGGCGTTCAGTGTCTCGACCCGATCACGACAAGCGCGACCGCGCCGAGGAGGATCACGAGAAACACAGCTTCCTGCCAGTTCATCGCTCAATGATGTCGCGTTCCAGCTCGGCCATCGCGATGATCTCGAACGGCCCACGCTCGAAGTCGCACTCCCAGCACAGCAACCAGAACCGGCGGCGAAACAGGTCGCGAGCCCGGCGGCTGTAGACGATCACCGGGAGGTGTTTCCCTCCCCAGCAGCATCCGTCGCCGTCGTCACCACCGGGGTCGTTGGGTGGTGGTGGTCTGGTTGGGTCGCGGGTGGCGCTCACAGGATCAGCTCCGATCCAAGCAGCGCAGCGACCGCCAGCAGCGCCATCACACGAGCGTCCCGAGGCGATCCGATGATGGCGTACGCGATGCTTACGCACGCGAGCGCGACCGCTCCGATAGCCAAGGTCAGGGAACGAACGTCCGTTTCGCTCATGGCCGTCGGGTCAGGATCTCCCGGAACGGGGTGAACGTCGCGAGGTTCCCAACGCAGAATGTGCGCCACAACCAGTCGGGTACCCAGTCGCGTTTGATCCGGACGAGCTGGTGGTCGCTCATGTGCGGCCATTCCGTGCGGGCCGGTGGCCGCTCCGTCGATCCACGCTGTGCCCATTGGTCGCAGGCATGACTGGCTACCCCGCAGGTGGGACGGAAGTTGTTTCTTGTCCCCGAGCGCCGTTGCCGAGACGGTCGCCGCATTCTTTGCACGGGACGTAGCTGCCTCGATCCAGCGGGTCTGGGTCGAGCGAGTTGAAGCCCGATCCGCTGCCTGGCGAGATGACGATGGTGCCCGGTTCGATGCCGGTGTCGTTACAACGCGAGCAGGTCATTGTCGTGTCCTCAGTTGAGGTGGGCTTTGGCTCGCAGGTCGTCCAG